GTGAGTATAAAGCTAAAAGGCTAGGCACGTAGCGCAATGGCAGCGCATCCGTCTCATAAACGGAAGGGTAGCGGTTCGAATCCGTTCGTGCCACGGCCTTTATTCATTGCGGGATGGTAGCAGTGGCCGCTCGGCTGTCTCATAAGCAGCATAGGCTGGTTCGATTCCAGCTCCCGCATCCAGCCACCTTCGGGTGAGTATTGTGTAAACTCTTCCTTCCGCACACGGGAGCCTTCGGGCTCCCTTTCTTTTGGAGGTCACTTTGACGGTATTCAGGTGCGACTACTGCGGCAAAATCACGACTATGAATCATCACTGGCACAAGATGGAGTCTGGCGCCGAGTTCTGTTCATGGCGATGTATGCGGTTGTATGCGGCGAGAAGGGAAAAGATTGATAGAGAGTATGAGAAGGAGAGGGAGGGGAGAAAGTGAACATCGAAAGAATGAAAGTATCTGATTTGAAATTCGCTCCATATAACCCGCGAAAAATTGACGACAAAGAATTAGCCAAGCTCAAACGTTCCATCTCCGCGTTCGGTTATGTAGAACCTATTATTTGGAATAAGCGAACAGGCTTCATCGTGGGCGGGAATCAAAGACTCAAGGCACTACGCGAGCTTGGGATAGAAGAAGTTGATGTCGTGGTGGTTGACCTCAGCGATGCGAAGGAGAAAGCTCTAAATGTAGCTTTGAATAAAATCTCTGGCGAGTGGGACTTTCCAAAGCTGAAAGACTTGTTGATAGACATCGACACAGGCGACTTTGACATAGAGCTGACTGGATTCGACCTTGACGAGATAGCGGATCTCATCACGTTTGATAAAGAACCAGAAGAGGACGGCTTCGACGCAGATGCTGCAATAGAGGAAATTGAAGAACCCAAGACAAAGCGAGGAGACATCTACTTGCTTGGAAAGCATCGTTTGATGTGCGGAGATTCGACCATCAAAGAGGATGTCGAGAAGCTGATGGATGGAAAGAAAGCGGACATGGTGTTTACTGATCCACCTTATGGGGTGAATTACGATGGCGGCACTAAACTACGAAACAAATTAGCGGGCGATGATACCACCGATTTGTACGAGCCTTGCTGCAAAATGGCACGCGATTTCTCGACGAACGAAGCGGCTTTGTATCTTTGGCACGCAGGGGTGAAAGGGATAGCAGCCGCAGCCGCAGCCGCAGCCGCAGCCGCAGCCGCAGCCGCAGATTGGGTCATTCGTTGTGAGATAGTTTGGAATAAAAACCATGCACAATTCGGCGCGTTGTCGGCACAGTACAAACAAAAGCACGAGCCTTGTTATTATTGCTACAAAAAAGGAAAGACGGTAAATTGGTGTGGGCCGAAAAACGAAGTAACGGTGTGGGACGTTGACAGAGCGTTGGTGAATGAATACCATCCCACACAGAAGCCGGTGGAGTTGGCAAAACGCGCTATTCAAAACCACAAAGCGGATTTGGTACTCGACTTATTCGGCGGCTCAGGCTCAACACTCATAGCTTGTGAACAGCTCAACCGCATCTGCTACATGATAGAAATTGACGAGCGATACTGCGATGTAATCGTAAAGCGCTGGGAAGAATACACAGGGGAGAAAGCAAAACTGATAAGGAAGTGATTTTATGGCTGGCAGACCGAAAAAGAAAATAGACTATGAGCTTGTCGAGAAGCTGGCCTACATTCAATGCACGCAGGAAGAAATCAGCTCGATTCTTGGAATATCGACGAGAACTCTTCAGAAGGACAAAGAATTTCTTCGCATATATAAAAACGGAATGGATAACGGGAAGATGTCTCTAAGGCGATTACAGTGGAAGGCCGCAGAAAAAGGCAACAACACAATGCTAGTTTGGCTCGGCAAACAGTACCTCGGCCAGACAGACAAGCAAGAGATGGCTCACTCTGGCAGTCTCGACATCACTGTGGACGTGGTTGAAGATGGCGATTAAGATCCACACTCGTATATTCAACAAGGCTTTCAAGCCGTATCTCGACAACCGCTCACGCTATGAGATATTCTACGGCGGTGCAGGTTCGGGCAAGTCAATGTTCATCGCCCAGAGACTCGTTCTTCGCGCAATGAAGGAAAAAGGTCACAAGTTTCTCATAGTCAGGAAAGTAGCCAAGACAAACAGGCACTCGACGTTTGCACTCATCATGGCCATTCTTCGAAGCTGGAAGGTTCTCGGACTTTTCAAAGTCAACAAGTCCGACATGGAGATCGGCTGTCTGAATGGCAATCAAGTCATCTTTACCGGCCTCGACGACGTGGAGAAGCTCAAGTCGATTGCAGGCATCACGGACATTTGGGTCGAAGAAGCGAGCGAGATTACACAGGAAGACTTTCAACAACTAGATCTCAGGCTCAGGGGCAAGACTCAGTGGCCGTTGCAGATCACGATGACATTCAATCCAGTCTCGGCTTTGAGCTGGCTCAAGTCGTTTTTCTTCGATGCACCGAAAGAAAACTGTGTCATCCACAAATCGACATACAAGGACAACCGCTTTCTTGACGATGAATACAAGAAGGTTATCGAAGACTTGAAAAATCAGGATTACACATACTATCAAATTTACGGGCTCGGCGAGTGGGGAGTGCTCGGAAACCTCGTCTTCCACAACTACGTGTTCGAAGATATCCCGTACAAAGAACAAGACTTTGACGCTGTCTATCAGGGTCTCGACTTCGGCTTCAATCATCCCTCGGCTCTCGTCCGCGTGGGAATGAAAGACGATGAACTGTACGTCTTCGACGAGCTGTATGAGACTGGCTTGACTAACGCCGAACTCATACGGGAAATCGCGAAGCTCACGGACAAGCGCAAGCAAATCACGGCAGACAGCGCCGAGCCAGCGAGAATCAAAGAGTTCAGGCAGGCGGGCTTCAACGTCGTGCCGTCTGTGAAGGGCGCAGGTTCAGTCAAGGACGGTATCGACTGGCTCAAGCGCCACAAAATTCACATCTCGAAGAATTGTCCAAACATTCTTGCCGAGATGCAGCAATACAGCTACAAGAAAGACAAAGACGGCAATGTCCTGGACGAACCGATAGAGTTCAAAGACGACGCTATCGCAGCTCTCAGATATGCGATCGAACCGTTGAGGAGTCAGAAGACAATCTTCATCGGCAAAGCTGGGCCACGGACTTAGGAGGTGGCAACGTGGGCATACGACAGGCAATAGCCGGTTGGCTTTTCAAAGCGGCGACCGGAAAGAGACGAATACAGATTATCCCCTCCTCGCAGTCCGGGAGGCCGGTGTACTCAGATTGGACAACGGAAAACGCCATAACTTCAGGACTCAAAGCCTCCAACTGGGTCTATGCGTGCATACGAAGAAAGGCCGCAGCGATAGCTTCCGTGCCGTGGCACGTAGAACAACAGACAAAGAACGGCGACTGGGAGAGGATCAGAAACCACCCGCTGGAGATTCTTCTCGCGAAGGCCAACACTTTCATGAGTGGTCAAGATCTCTTCGAGCGACTTGTCTATCATCTCGATCTCGGGGGCAACGCATTGTGGTATATCAATACTGTCGGCTCTGGTGTAAATGAGAAGCCTTTCGAACTGTATCCCCTGCACCCGGACAAGATAAAACCTGTCCCAAGTGTAGATGGTTGGATTCAGTATTATGAGTACAAAATTCAACCTGGCAATCCAGAAAAACTAGATCCTCGAAAAATAGTCCACCTCATGTATCCCGATCCGTCGTCCATATTCTGGGGCATCTCGCCACTTCAGGCCGCCGCTCGCGTAGTCGATACCGACAACGAAGCCGTGGACTGGAACAAGGCCAGCCTTCAGAATCGCGCCGTGACATCGGGCGTGTTTTCCACACCGGCGGATCTCATAGTCACAGGCGATCAGTACGACGAGCTCAAGTCTCAGGTCTGGGATCAACACGTCGGATCGTCGAACGCAGGTGCTCCGTGGGTAGTCACGGGCGGGATGCAATGGACGCCTATGGGTATGACTCCGCAGGAGATGGACTTTCTCGAAAGCAGGAAGTTCCACGTGTCCGAGATAGCGGCAGTCTTCGGAGTCCCGGTAGTTCTTCTCTCACTCGAAAGGACTACGTACAACAATATGACTACCGCCAGAACGATATTCTGGGAAGACACGATCATCCCGCTGCTAGTCGATATCCAAGAGACTTTGAATCTCTCGCTCGTTCGCTGGTGGGACCCGGCGGCTTCAGACATGGCGCAGCCGAACAATCTTCGAGTCATGTATGATCTCTCGAACGTCCCGGCTCTACAAGACAATCTGGTTCAGAAAGTCCAGACGGCCACGCATCTGTATAACATGGGTGTGCCGTTCAACGACATCAATCAGAGATTGAATCTCGGATTCAACGATATACCGGGCGGTGAATCTCCAAAGCCGTCTTTCGGTTTCATGAGCAGCAAACCTCACGAAGTCAAAGCGCTTACGGAAGAAGAAAAGACGGCGCTCTGGAAAGCCAGAGACTCCACGCGCAGAGAATGGGAATCGAAAGTCGCGGAGAAGATAGTCGATCGGTTCAAGGACGAATCGAGCGTTGTTGTAGCCGCATACGAAGAGAGCGGAGAATCCGGGGCTCTCGCCGCCGTGATTGCGCAGAAGAAAGACTGGGAAGTCCTTCTCAAAAGTGCGTACATGGCAATAATTGAGTTCTTCGCCACACGCTCGGCAACCCGGCTGGTCGGGAAGTCTCGCGGTGCACCAGAAAAGAAGTTTGTTTTCGACCCGTTCGCGGCGAACGTTCAGACATGGATCGCGGCTGTGGCGGCCAGGAAGATCACGCGGATGTTGGCTACCACTCAGGACGCGATAGCGCGAGAGATCTCCCGGGGCATGAGCGAGGAATTAACCAGCGCCCAGATCGCGAAAAGGATTCAGGATAAATACGATTCGTGGCGCGGCCTCGGAGACAGCGCAATGACTGAATATCGCTCGGTCATGATAGCCAGAACCGAGACTGGCGGGGCGGCGAATTTCGGGAACAGGGAAGGGGCGGCTCAAACAGGAATGCCCCTCACAAAGACGTGGATCTCGTCCAGAGATTCGAGGGTTCGAGACTCCCACGACTCGCTGGACGGTGAGACCAGACTGTTCAATGAACCATACAGCAACGGGTTGATGTACCCAGGCGACCAGGGCGGATCGGCTGGCGAGGTAATCAATTGCCGGTGCGTCGAAGAATACGAAGTTATCGAATGAGGTGATGATATGGGTGATATTGAAGTAAAGGTTTTGAAACCCAAACAGGCTCAGATGAAAGTGATCGAAGAAGAGGACGGCCCAGGGTACATCGAAGGGTACGCGGCTGTTTTCAACAATGTTGACGATGGCGGAGACAAGATAATCCCCGGAGCCTTCAAAAAGACGATCATTGAAAAGCTACCTCTCAAGAGAATCAAATTCGTCGATTTCCACAACGGATGGAGGTCCAGCGAAGACATAATTGGGGTTGTTGAAGAGGCAAAAGAAGATGAATTCGGGCTCTGGATCAAAGCTCGCCTTTCTAAGTCGAATCGTGCACAGGAAGTTAGAGAGAAGATCAAGGATGGAATACTTGACGCTCTTTCGATAGGATACAGAACTGTCAAATATTCTTATGCGAAAGAGGGAGAAAAAGAGCCAGATATTCGAATACTTGAGGAATTGGAGCTTTTCGAGGCAAGCGTCGTTGCCTGGGGAATGAATTCTCTTGCAGTCATAACCGGCGCAAAAAACTCGAATGAAATCGGTACATCAAAACTTTTTTCAATCTTGCGGAACAGAATGGAGACGGTAGGACTCTCTGAAAGTGAAAAGAAAGAATTGCGTGAAACAATAAACAACCTCAAAGCACTCCTGGGGGACGAGCCGCCCACAGGCACTCAGAAATCAGGAGCCGCAGAACCGACTTCCGAGCCGGGTGACCACTCGGACGACGAAATCAGAGAAATGCTCAAAACATTGAACGTTGCGAAAGAGTTCGAGGAGGAGCAGGCCATACTCGAATCTTTCCGTTCGTTCGCAAAAACAATTCATGAAGGAGTTGAACAATAATGGAACTCAAAGAACTTCAGGAACTCCTTGAAACCTACAAGGGCAATATGAAGGAGCTCCTGACCAAACAGGCAGAAGAACTTAAGAAGCACGGTGAAACAACGGCTTCGACCGCAAAATCTATCGAAGCGATGGACGCGACCATAAAAAGTATTACTGAAGGTATGGAAGCGGCCAAAAAGAGAATGGACGAGCTCGAAGCAAAAGCTGGAAGAATCCCCGAGCCCACAGCGACCGAGGTAAAGTCCCCGGGCCAGACGTTCATCGAATCCGAGGCATACAAGGCCGTCAAAGACAAGGGCCTCCCGATAAGGTCTCAGCCAGTCCAGGTGAAGACGCTCATCACCGGAGCCTCTCTGGGCAACCTCGCCGGATACCTTTACTCGTCATACAGAGTCCCTGGAATCGTGGAAGATCCGAGAAGGGCCGCGAGGGTTAGATCTCTTCTCAATGTCATTCCCACGACCGCGGGAGCGATTGACTGGATCAGAGAAACGGGTTTCACCAACAACGCCGCTGTTGTGGCGGAAGGCGGAGAAAAGCCCGAATCCGCGATCACCTTCGAGAACAAGAGCAACACGATCAAGACGATAGCGCACTGGATACCCGTGACAAAGCAGATCCTTGCCGACGCTCCTGGACTTCAGGCCTATATCGACTCGAAGCTGATCTACGGTCTGTACCTCAAGGAAGACGATGAACTCCTCTACGGAACCGGCGAAGATGGAGACATCCACGGCATCACGACCGACGAAGACGTTCAGACCTACAACTGGTCCGACGGCACGGTCGGAGACACGAAGCTCGACGCTATCAGAAGGGCCATGACGAAGGCTTACCTTGCCTACTACCCTGTCAACGGTATCGTGCTTCATCCGAGTGACTGGGAAGATATCGAGCTCCTCAAGTCGTCCGACGGCCTGTATGTCTGGGTCAATGTCGTTGTCGGCGGGCAGGAGAGAATCTGGAGAACTCCTGTGGTCATATCGTCTGCGCTCACTGAAGGAACGTTCCTCACTGGTGCTTTCGATCTTGGTGCCACGCTATGGGACAGACAGGAAGTCACAATCTCTGTCTCTGGATCGCATAGCGACTTCTTCATCAAGAACAAGCTGGCTATCCTCTGTGAAGAGAGGGTCGAGCTCACTGTCGAAAGACCTGAATCGTTCGTTGTCGGCACGTTCGACGCTGCTCCGACGGCTGGTTCCTGATAGTCAACCACAAGGGCCGGGGAACCGGCCCTTTTTCTTCGAGGTGAAAGATGTTCTCGATTCTGATCCCCTTTCAGGGAGGCAATGCACATAGAGAAAAGATATTCAACTGGCTCGTGGGGTTCTACGAGAAGAACGTCCCTGAAGCCGAGATCGTGATCGGGGAAGACTACACCGGCAGGATCAATCGCTCAAGGATGAGAAACGACGCGTTCAACAAATCGACGAGAGACATTCTCGTCTACATCGACGCGGACGGATTGATTCGACCCGAAGACATCCGGGAAGCAGTGAAGAGAGTAAGGCGTGGAACCGCGATGGTTCAGGCCGAGACGGTGACGTGGATAACGAAAGAATCTACCGCCACGATCCTAGACGGTCCTACCGACTGGCCTCCTATCGAGAAGAAAGACATTCAGGCAGTCGAGAGAGTTCTAGGCGAATTCTTCGTACTCTCAAGAGAGACGTTCGAGAAAGTCAGAGGGTGGGATGAACGCTTCGAGGGGTGGGGTGGTGAAGATCAGGCCTTCAGATGCGCGGTCATGGCACTCGTTGGGAAGATTGAGAAACTGCCTTCAACGATCTATCATCTCTGGCACCCTAGAACGGTCAACGAATGTCCGAAACATTCGGGGTTCAAGGCGAACAAGGTTCTTCGAGACAGGTATGTGGCATATCAGGGTAATTCAAGGGCAATGGAATCGTTGATCTCCGAGAGGTTTACCGATTCAAGAGTCTCGATAGACTTCTATGCGCAGGCCGCCCATTACTTCGATCATCTCGAAACGATATGGAAGGCAATGCCCGATTATCTTAGAGGCAAGTTCTATGTACTCTCGGCAATAGGTGCTCATTCACGATCGAAGAAGATCCGAACATATCTCATGCCCTCGCACCTCAAAGTCGTTCAGAGCTTGCGGAAAGGAACAGGCCCGGTCGTTGTGGCCGGTATTGAGGACGCGAAGACGGCATACGCAGCCGGAAGGATCCCCTTCCTGGTCGATCACGGAGTCGGTCAGACCTACATTGACTCGAATCACCCATCATACGCGAGGGGAAATGGAAGAGACTTCATGGGTCTCTTCATCGTTCCCAATGAATGGTGCGAGAGAGAGAACAAGAAAGGTTGTCCGGAAGTGCCTACCGCGATAGTGGGCTGTCCGAAACTTGATCCCTGGCATAACAGACCCGCGAAGAAGAGAAGCAATCCCCCGGTGGTCTGTGTCTCGTTCCATTGGGACTGTTCGATCTCGGTTGAGACAAGAGGGGCATTCGATTACTTCAAGGGCATTCTTCCGGAGCTTGCGAAATCAACCGAGTTCGAGCTCGTAGGCCATGCTCACCCTAGACTGGCGAAGATAGCTTATCCCTTCTACCACAAGCACAAGATAAGGATCCTCAAGACCTTCGATGATGTCCTCAATGAAGCAGATGTCTATATCACCGACAATTCCTCAACACTGTATGAATTTGCAGACCTCGACAGGCCTGTGGTTGTTCTGAACCCTCCATGGTTCAGGCGAGATATTCATCACGGACTGCGGTTCTGGGAATGTGCAGATGTCGGTGTTCAATGCGAGAGACCGGAAGACTTGAAAGAAGCGATTCTCAAAGCGATAGAAGATCCGCAAGAAATAGCAGACAGAAGACGCGAGATCATGTGTGATGTTTATCCCTTCAAGGGGAACAGCTCGCAGCTCGCGGTTCAGGCAATAGAAAAACGCTGGAAAGAACTCTTCGAGAGGAGGGGAGAGGACGTGAAGGTCAGAGTAGAAAGACCCTTTCTTCATGGGGGAAAGATAGTCAGGCCGGGCGAGATCGTCGAGATGTCGAACAACCTCGCTTCCAGCCTTGAAAAAAAGAAACTGGTGATATACATCCCTGAGTTCAAGCCGATGGAGAACAAGAAAATCGGCCCGCCCGAGAACAAGGCTCAACCACCACCACCGGAGCCGATCCGGGGACCTACCCCAGAACCTACCCCAGAACCTACCCCAGAACCTACCCCAGAACCTACCCCAGAACCGATCGCGGAATCCAAGCCCGAAGAACCGAAAAAGGGCTACACCTGCGATATATGCGAGCGGGGATTCTATTCGCTGGCCGGTTTGAAGTCGCACATGAGGGCAGCGCACCCGGGCGTGCCGTTCCCGAAGGACTGATGACCTATGGCGAGCGCAGTATATGACAGGCTCATTGTGACTCTCGTGGAGATGAAGAATTATCTCAGGGTTTCGCACGAGGAAGACGACGAATACATCGCGGATTTGATAAACGCCGCAAAGGAAGACGCGGACAACTACCTGAACAATCCTTTTGAGGATTCAGAGGGTGAAGAGCTGGACATCCCCGCGACCGTGAAACGATGGGTGATGGCGAGAGTGGCGAGGCAGTATGAGAGAAGGGTCGAAGGGCTTTCGTCCGAGAGTATCTCGGGCCTGAACTCTATCGCATGGGGGAAGGAAGAATACTCCGCCATCCAGCAATACAGAATCAACCCGGGGCTGTGATTATATGAACTTCGATCAGAGAATCAAGATACAGAAGCGCACCATCACCCGCGGTGCTATGGGGAACACGGAAAGCTGGTCTGATGTCGATACAGTCTGGGGGCTCGTGGTTCCTATTTCCGTGAGCGGACTTGCCGCATATTCTCAAGCTGGAAAGACGGAAATAACCCACAAGCTCGTATTCCGTTCGCCGCTGACTCTAAATCTCTCGGAGTATCGCTTCGTGTATGACAGTCAGAACTATCTCCCGATAGACCCGCCCACAGATCCGGACATGAAGAGCAGGTATCAGACGATTCTTGCCAAGAGGGTGTAGAGATGAGAAAAGCCAGAGTCGGGTTTGAATCCAACACAAACAACGTCGTGAAGTCGATAGAAGATGTGGCGGCCAAGAGGATGTGGCAGGCCCTCAACCACGTCCGTTCTGTCACAGTCGAGACGCTTTCCGGCACGAGGCACGGAAAGGTGGCAACAGTCCCCGGCACAAGCAAGACCTATATTCAGTCGGCCC